TTATCTAGTGTTACCCAGCTATTTAAATATCTAATAATACCAGTTGTTGGGAAATAAGACAATACATTTTGTGATGTTGAAAGTTGTAATCCCCAAATATAACATCCACTTGTTCCATCTCCTATGTAATTTAATTGATCTAGAGCATCACGCAAATAAACATAAATTGTATTTCTACTACCTGTAAAACCTGAATTAATATAAGTAGAAAATCTCCACCAACCATTGCCCTCATCAGTTACAACAACATCATTTGGAAAATTATTATTTGAAATAACTCCAGTAGTTAAATCTAAATCACAATTTGAAATGTTAGTTCCATCTATATCTGTTCTAATAAATACCTTTGTTCTTTCTCCAGCTTTTAAATAACAACTTATATTATAATCAACACCTGATGTTATAATTGTTCCATGTGTGATAAAATGGGAACTAGTTGCTGTATCTTCAATCATTTTATCGGCAGTAGTTAGTCCATCTGGAGCAACTTCAACATTTGAATAAGGTGGAGTTCCAGTGTCATTCAAATTTGTTCTAACCCATCCATTTATATTATCACTATTCAATAACCCATTGACCATATTATAAAATGTATCATTATCTCCCATTCTATACCAACTAAGTGGATTGTAAGATGTTAAATCAATTGGTGCTGATGATAACTCTGCAATATTTGAAGATTGGTCAGTATTCCATATTGCTACTTCATCTATCTCTCCTATCCATCTAGCATTGTTAGTTGCATATTGTCCTATGTATGTTGGCAAGCCTATAAGATTTTTAGTAGTTGTTTGTGGTGGTGTAGAACTTGCAATTAATGAACCATCAATATAAAGTTTAGCACTATCTACATTAGTTGTTCCATCCCAAGTTCCAAGAACATGATGCCATTGACCATCATTAATTAAATTTTGCCCTCCAGATAAATTTATATTAATTGCATTTGAATCATTATAAGTTATAAAACCAACTAACTGAGTATTTCCTAAATATAAAACCCAACTTCTCGAACTTGAAATAGAGGTATACTCTCCTACTATTGTCCTAAATGTAGCGCTTGTATCCGTTGTTTTTACCCAAGCACTAACTGCAATTGCTCCAGTAATATCTAAACCTAGTTCATTTAATTTTATAAAATCACCTACTCCATCAAAGGTCATTGAATACTCATTGACAAAAGGAGGTAATGTTGATTGAAATCTATATGGGTTAATAATAAAACTCATAATTTAATATTCTTGACCTATAAATGTTACCTTTAATCCTTTACCTGGAACAACACTACCTACTCCAATTAAATCTATAGTTACTTCAGCATTGTCATCTAAAATATTCACTGAAAGTTGTGGTGGTTTAGGCTGACCAACACTTGTGGTTTCAAATTGCTGTATCTCTAATAGACCACCTGAAAATATTTGAGATCTATTTACCTGTATATCTACAATTATAATACTGCCTTCAGGAGCTGTTGTTACACTTGCTCTAACTTCAGTAAGCTTCATTTTATATGGCATTCTAAATGTAGCTAAACGGTTGCCTGTTGCTAGATCTGTAGTCTCATCTGAACAAGCTACTGTTATAGCTTGAGTTATACCTTTTTTTGCAGATCTTTTAAACTCTGTTGTTGAAAATAATGTATCTAGACTTTCTTTTACGTAACGTTGCAGTCTTTTTTGAAATGGTACAGCCATGATTTTTTATTTTTTATTCTTCTTGTTATCTTCTTTTTTAGCTTGAACATCATATTTATTCTTGTTCTCTCTAGCTATTTCTAAATTAGTATTTGCAACAGACTGTTGAGTTCTTAGACGTTCTCTTTCAATATCCATTTTAGATTTGATTTCACTCTGCTTCATAATATTTTCATCACGCTTCATATTCATCTGCTCTCTGTATCTAGCAGTTTCCTTCATATCATCCATTGCATCTTTAAAGTCAGATATTTGATTTTGATTAACATCAGCTTGTGCCCCATAACCAGCAGCTCTAATTTCAGCAATCATTAAGTCATTTTGTCTGTTCTTGTCATTTTCTTGCTGCTCAAACTGAAGTTTCATTTGCTCTTCTTGTTGTTTAGCTTGCAATGCTTCTTGCTGCATTTTCTCTTGCTGTTGCATTTCCTGCTGTCTTTGCTGTTGAGTTCTTATCTCAGCATCTTTCAATATATCAGAAACCTCAGCAATTGACTCCGCTTTAATTACATTACCTAAATCATAAATGCTAGCACCTGTAGTATTATTTTGAATAGCCATTTGTTTCAGCTGATCAAGAATAGCTCTATGATTTGTTTTAGTTGTAGTAAATATGTTAAAGTCACGCAGCAATAAATCTGTACCATTAATAACAAAGTTTACTTTCTCAGCTTCAGTTGTAATATAGCTAAGTCTAACGCTAGGGTTAGTGCTATGATAGAACTGTGCCAAGTCCGTTCTCATTTGATGAACTCTTGGCATTAACTGATCAGCATGCTGTGTAAAATATAATTCTGTTTGTGCATATGATTGATTTAATGCTTGAACTACACCTGTTGCAGTTTCTTGTCCAATTGGAGCTCCTAAACGTTGAGCATTAACACCAATAGATTCAAATGCTTGTTGTTTAAAATAATTAGCCAATTGTATTCTGGACATCAATCTTCCAGATTGCTCCATATTCAGAGTCTGGTAATGATTGAAGTTTGTAGCATTCTCTGTATTTGTAATTGAGGTATCAAGAGGAAGCATCTGAAAATCTTTCATTGCCACATATGCTTTAGCATAGTTGTGTTTACCCCAATCTTCTCCCATAGAGTGTCTTGGCAATGCATTTTGATCAAACATAATAACCGTACCAAGCTCATCTACTAAGATATCTGCTATTTGGTTATTAACCATGTTATATCCAATCTGATATGCTTTCATTAAATCTACCAAAGAAGTAGATCTAGTATTTCTGTCTGAAAACACTCTTCCTTCAATTGGAAGTTTACATCCATATAAAGACTTGTCTCCTTTAAACTGAAATGGTATTCTACCGGGCTTGGTTCTATTTATACCAAGATATATTGGGTTAATGTTATCACCCATATTAGAACGCCAGAATGCTGGAAGATTTGGTCCAATCTTAACGCCACCGCATACTTCATTAATCCAAATCCAATCTATATGTTCGCCCTCAAGCAAGTTCTCTTTGGTCTTTTGCTTAAAGATTGTTGTATCATATATTGGCTTTTCAGTTACCTTATAATTCTCATCAATAACTTCTTGGATTATTTCACCATCTTTCTTTACTCTAGTCAAGTGGCCAACTTTACGTTGCGTCTTCCAATAAGTTGTTGTAACTCTCATTAGTTCAGCTTCACCCCAAACTCCAACATCTTCACCTTCATTAAGAATCATACTGACTATATCTCCACCTTTAGCTGGATTATTAGACCAGTTGCTTACATATTGTCTGTATGCTAGTCCAGGCATTTGTGTATTCCACTCATGTGAACGTGAAGCATCATAATAAGAACCGTCATTTTGGTATCCATTAACTTGATATAATGCAGATCTTGCAGGATATATTTCTTGAAGTGAATGAAGCTGTGCTTCTGTCATAAGATAACCAAACTTATCAACTACATCTGATACAGTCATCAAATCAATCTTGCCTGCATAGTTTGCATTAGAAATGTATCTAACATCTGGAGATTTTTGATAGAATGTTAAAACAGGGTTCCATAATTCAATATCATAATCATCCTCTAACATTTTGAAATGCCAAAACTCTCTATCACAAATAAGCATATCACGAAATGCTCTTTCTTCAAGTTCCTGCATTTTAAATCTTTCTTCATCTACAGCAAGTTGATGAGCAGCCCACTCTTCAACCATGGATCTATAATCCTTTGTAAAGAAGTCTTCTATTTCAGGTAAGGTCTTTATGTTTTCTGGAGATAGTTGCTGTTGTACTTCCTCAGACTCCAAATCTGCACCCATCTCTATCATTCTGGCTGTTAGCTTTGCAGATGCATCAGCAAGTAGATTCTCCTCAATCATTGCTCTTTTTTGCTCAAGCATTTCATTGTAGGATGTATCATCAACAGCTCTAAATTGAACTTTAGAATAACGGTTAGAAAACTCACCAGTAAGTACATTAACTACATTAGGAATAATAGGGTAGAACTTTAGCTCTAATGCAGATGAGTCCTCTTTTGTAAGAACGTCCATCAAATCTTTGTAGTCATTATCTTCCTCTACAATATAATCGGTCTTGTCAATAATACCTTTGGCAAGTTTATAGTTTTTTAAAAGCTTTCTTGCATTATGACGCAAGAACTCAATACCTTGTAGTTCTAACCAGTCTATATTCCATGCATACCAGTCATCATCTTTCTTTTTGGCTGGTAAAAATTGTATAGGCTGAGTTAAGCTGGATGAGGTTGGATAACCTTCACCCTTTGCACCATTTTTAAGTTGTAATGCATTAAATACTTTCATTATCTAAAATTTTTAAATCCGCTTCTTTTTGCTTTTCTTGCTAAAGTTGACTTACTACGCCCTATATTTTTAAACGGACTATACTTTAATTTATACAAATTTTGTGACTTTTGCAAGGAAGAATCAGTTTCTTTAACTTTCAAATAACCTCTATTTGACTGCTGAACTTTAGCAAAAGCAATCAAAGCTGCAAATGAAACTAATCTATCCACGTTTACTCCCGGTTGATATGCTAGCATTTCTTTTAATAGCATAGGATCTGGGATACGTTCTATACCTAAAGTAGAACTAATTGTGTTACCTTCATCATCCAGATCTTCATCTATCTCTTCTCTCAAAAATTCTATTGCATAAGATACCAAGTGACTCTTAAATAATGTACCTGTATTCTTCCAACCATACTCTTGGTAAACAGTTTTATTTGAGCCTATATCTTTTAAGAAAAGTATTTGCTGTTTTGGAACTAGATATTTTTGTTTCTTTTTAGATATCATGTACTGAATAAATAAAGAAATGTTGTTCTCTACAACCGTCCATGCATTATACCATTCAATGATTAATTGGAGTTGCTCATGTGTTTTATTTATATCATCATATCTACCACACCAGGCAGCTACAATTTTATCTTGTTCAATTATTTGTTCTACACCATCTAGAGTTTCTCTGCTAATCTCAACTGCATTCTTATAGACATAAATGCTACACAATGAATCTGACGTTGTTGTTTTACCTTCTGATACGGGGTCAATAGATGCATAGTACGCACCCCATTCTGGATTTTTAACAGGTCTTTCCCATACCACAATTGCCCCAGATTTATCCGTCATCTTTTTATCTACTGGGAAAGTAGATATTGTAAGCTTAGATGTTCTTTTTGCTTTTATACCATCA